TCCCAATGGCTGAACAGCGGTTGTTGTTCGATGAGAGACCCTTCGTCTTGGTTACCATCGCGTAGACAGTCTTTTTCTACTTCGAAACCGATAGTATACTTAGACAGGGCGACGTTTTTGTCGATTTCTAGTGTTTTGAACTCAGGCTCGACACCGCAGTGATAGTCTTGGATAGACACTGTGTGGTCACGTCTGGTTAGGTTGTCTGTATCGTAGACATATACTTCAGCGATGTTGTCCCAATGAGCATGGTGTTCCATGATGTATTCGCCAATGTCTTCGCAGTAACGAATACAGTCGTCATCGCGGTGGATGAAGTATCTAAGGGTTTCACTATAGTATAGTTCGTCTGTATCTGTGTGATAATATGAGCCGTTGCTTTCGCAGTAGATGGAATCATCGGTTAGAATGTAAGTGCCATCTTCGCACATGATGCAATTATGAGTGTATTCATAGACAGGCACATAGCTTTCGTCTGATGGACGAGCACCGTTGTTGTAGTAGTCATTATTTAGGACTTTGCAGGAACTTTTGGCGAGCCAGTTACTATTGTAGGTAAACACCATGTCGTCTGGATGATGGACTGTGTTGCTGTCTGGATAACTACATAGCATGTAATCGCTAGGAACACCGTCTTCTTGGTGTCTTGCGTTATTAATACGGAATACATCTGACTTGAGAACATAGAAGCGGTCGTCACCAAGTTTGATGAGTTTAGCTGTTTCTATTGGAACTGATTGTCCAGAAGACTCGCCGAACGCAATGATTACGTTAGTGAGGTCTTCGGCGATGATAACGCCATTGTAGTTAAGTATGCGGTCAATATACTGTTGATAGCCTACGTTTGGTTTGATGGCTTCTTGAACAGGCCATGCTTTGTAGTGGTTAGCGAACAGGTGTTGTTTTAGTTTGTGTTGTTCCATTTGTTATGGTGGTTATGGTGGTTATTTTTGTTTAGTGTAAGCGAGCTTGTAGCCCATGTCGTTGATGAGGCGATACGTTTCTTGTTGTGTGATAGGCTGTTGGTCATCAGTGCGGTTGGCTACGACATATCTATAGATGTCTTGACCAGTTAAGCCGTCAGCCATGAGTTTTTCGAAGGTTTCGCCATACTGTAGAACTAAGCGTTGGTGCTTGGTTTTAGTTGGTATGAGTTTGCGAACAAAACGCTGAATCTTTGAGAATTGATGAGCGTTGCAGGTTACGTGGATGGTGTATTTTTGTGTTTTATACATGTTTAGTTATGTGTGTGGTTAGTGGAAAGCTTGGTGGCAAGAGGAAAGAAACAACCGCGGGCGATAAAAAAGGGGGATATAGAGTCCCCGCTTAGTTTAGCGTGCGGTGCGTTGGTTAGGCAGGTAGGATTTGAGGGCGAACTTTGTTGTCCTTGCCTTTGATGGGTATGAGGTTGACGGACATCCCTGCGGTGAAGATGGGCGCAAGAGGTGAGTTCGTCCAGATAGGGTCGTGAACCTTGTAGCCCCCGTCCGAGTCCTTGGATACGCAGTTGACTACGTAGGAGTTGCGAGACTCGGCAAAGTCTACGTTGAGAACTTGAGCGGAGATGATGGATGATGCTTTGATATTTTTCATAATCTTTAGTTAGTAAGATGACTAGGCTGTCCAACCTACAGAGAACCAAAGACTGGAACTCCTCGAAATAGACTGGTATGTGTTGCTTTGTCATCTACCCGAGAGAGCCCTTGGAGACTCTATGTATCGGAATCCGATACAGCACTTACGCTAAGCTCTACGCGATAACTCTTAAACAACCTAAGGTAACAGGCTCACTGATGACAAAGCCACACATGCCCGACAAAAAACCCTAGCAAACACAAGGACAGCCGATGGGAAACCAATAGGCTAGCTCAAGTGGTGAAATAGGGGGCGGTGGATATTTAGTCCGTTGCGAAGTGAGTGAGTATGCGGTTTGAAGAGCACGCGGTAACAAATCGGTGGCGGCGTGATAGTGGGTATGCGGTTGAGTGCGTGCGTAGCGACACCCCACGGGGGGTTTTAGAACGCTCACATATAGCAATACCCCTTCACATTTTTGTGCCAAAACAAAGGAGGACACCCCCTAACCACAAGGAGTGCCCTCTCATATACACATAACAATAACACAGATGTTATAAAGTCTATTCTGGGGGCATCAGAACGTCTGTCAACATAGAACAGGTCAATAATTTATATCCTTGACAGGTATCTAGTCCCAATTACAATTCACCCCAAGGTGATACAAAAGGTTTACCTTTAGTTAACTCTGAGTATACCTTTATTTGTTATGATATAGTTATCATAGTAATAACCTAATAAGACTTAATACTGAGATTACTCTTAGTTAACTCTTAGTATACTTAGAGACCCCCCATATTAGTCCTTAATCCTCTTCTTCTTCGTCCTCATCTTCCCAAATCCAAGCTACATCATCATCATCCATACTAGCATTTAGGTATTGGTTATGATAATTGTTCGCACAGTCCATCAGACCATGAGCGGCATAGGGGTCACTAAAGGTTATCTCATAGGAACTAGGGGTTTCATACTCTTGAACGATGATAACATAGTTCTTGAAGTGTTCTCCTAGGATTGCTCTGGCGCTCTCTAGGGGGCTTAGTGGGGTGTTACCATTCATATCCATTGTAATGAGCTATTTGACCCCTTAGAACGCCTGTAATAGGCATCTGTGAAGTCTTGGAGTTCTTTGTTGATGAGGTCTGACTTCCTATCCTTGATTTTAGTGTCCATATCCTGAGCCATTTGTTCTACCCAGTAGTTCACACCGATACTTAGAGCATCAAGGCGGTCATCATGTGTTATAGCACCTCTGTCCTTCGTAATACGGGACATTTGGTACATTAGTTGGTAGCGCAGTTGTAGCTCTGGTGGGTAGCCCTGCGCTGTTTCAAAGTCTTTTCGGATAACATCAGGGCTAATAATGAGCCTGTGTTGGTTCATTATGGGCTCTAGGGTGTCTATTATCCTCTTTTCTTTCTGTATATTGTGTCTGACTTCCTCAATAGAACAAGGATGTATCTTACCCAGTACAGGCTTGAATATCTCGTTGAACATACCGTCACCGAAGTTAGATTCTACTATGACGTAGTTAACAGCGTGGTTCTTAGCAATCATTGCGAGGGTCTTTAGGGTCTCATCGCTGTATCCCCCTTGTAAACCCCCAGCATCAGGCACAAACAGCATACCGTTAAGCATTTTGACCACTGCGTAGCCTGTTTCGTCCTTACCGCGACCACTGGGGTCAATGGCTAACACTGAGCCTGTAAAGGGTATATGGTCACCTATGGTTTGGAAGGGTCTGTGGTATCTATCTCCACCGAAACCTACGTTAGGAACACTGCCGTCCCACACTAGGTCAGGAGCCTGAGCCCATACGAGCTTCTCTGGGGCTACCTCGTTATCAATATCCATTACAATTAGCTCGTTGAGCTTCAATGGGTGTCTATCGGTGTCACTGAGGCGTGTATCCAGCATGAACTGCATGGCAAACCCTGAGCGACCATAGGACATCTCTCGTTCCAACAGGTCAATATCGGAGAACCGTGTAGGTTCGGTAGCCTTGCCTTCTTTCTCAGCGTCCACACAGATGCCCTTCACAGCCTCGTTATAGCTCTTGGCGTTCTTCTCAGGGGTCACATACTTAGCAGGCCATATACGAGCCATATAGCCCCGTTCTTGTAGCTTGTTGTATATACTGTCCTCAGTCTGAGGTGTTCCTAGGAATATAATCTTAGATTCATCCTCTGGCTTGAGGATAGCGTCGAACTCCTTGACTTGTTCGCTGAGCTTTTCCCGCATGGTCTGGGTAGCACTGTTGTTAGCTACCTCGATGTCATCTGCAACGATGATGTCCGCACGGGAACCTGTAAGCTGTGAGGTTATACCCAGCGATTTAACACTAGGTGCGTGAGACGCGGGCGCAGGCCCAACGTCGAAACTAATCTTACTGAACCGCTGTTTATCTGTAGGCTTGAGGTGAGCCAGAAAGGGTATCTCGTGTATGAGACGCAGAGTAAACGTAGAGAAGTCGTCAGAACGTGTCTTGGACGCAGAGACAACTAAGAAATTTAAAGAGGGGTTCAGGAATAACTGGTGAACCACATAGGCAGAACAAATCCAAGACTTACCAACACCACGGAACGCCTCAATGATAACACGCTTCTCCTCACCTTGCATGAAGTCAGCTATGTTATACTGAATAGGGGTCGGCTCTGGCAGGTTTAGGTGCTTCCAGACGAGGAACAAGAAGTTCCTAAAGTCTTTGAGTTCTTCCATTATTTGTTACGGGAACGGTTCTTTGACTTGCTTTGTATCCGCAAGTTACTGCGACTGTTATTGTGTGGGTTACGGTCACGGTGGTCAACGTCTTTCCCCTGCACTGCTGATTTACCGTGTGTCTTCACAGCTAGGCGTCTAGCCTTGTTTCGTGAGGAACGACGGGCTCTTTGCGTAGCTGACCCGTGGTAGTCTTTGTATTCTTTTTTATAGTTTCTCATTGGCGGCAAGCATTACATGTTCGGAGTCGTCTCGGAATGGCAACATATCTACTAGGTTACCCAGAGGGTTTTCGTTGGTGACCTGTGCATGTACTCCGTTATCTTTGAGGAACTGGCGGGCGGCATTGAGGTCGCTTGGAGTTGCCGCACCTGCTTGAATACGCTCAATAAACTCATTAATAAGCATATCCTGAAGGACATTAAGTTTTTCTGTTTTTTCACTCATTTTTCGTTTCTCTTGTTATGAAAATCAAATAGTATCTTTACTTTATCGCTTAGACTTTCGAGGGTGTAGTGCATACGGGCTAGTATAATTACGAGGGTTACAAAGCCTACGGCTACAGGCCACAGGGTGGAAATCCATTCAGTCATCGGCATCAAATAGCTCCTTACAGATTTTAATTACTAGGTAAACAAGAGTCGTAAGACCCACAGCTATACCTACTGCTAGGTTTAAATCTCCTAGGGTGATTGTACCTAGGAGTCCTGTGATGCCTATGACTGATGGAATATGTTCGGAGTTCATAAGTATTATGCTTCTAAGGCGGCTACTTTGGTTTCTAGGACTTCAATCTTAGCTATTGCTTCCTGAAGTGCG